GCAATTCACAAGAAGGATGACCACGCGCCGGATAGCGCGCGGTACTTTTTCATTGCGCTGCCTTCACTTGCTCAGGATGAGACCCTTAATAGGACTGACAAATCTTGGCATGGCCTATTCTCTGGTTCACCTGGGGGCACCCATGTAGCTGCACCACGAATTGATGAAGGTCTGGCGCGGGAAATAAACCAGATCAAGGCAGGAATTGATCCCCGCAAAACTGAGTGGACAGTCGTGGATGAATACATGGGCGGGCTTTTTTTAGCAAACCGGAGGAAACTGTGGCGAAGAAGTCGAGCGAGCTCGTTGAGGAAACCGTGCTCGCCGATAATTGCAATACTCTGCTGACGCAGGGAATGAGTCTTAACGACAAGCCCCTAATTCAGCAAACAATGTTTGATGCCGGGAAGTTTTTTGACCAGGCAGTTGACGATGCCGACAAGGCATTTGCGGCAGGGCTTTTCCCGGTGGCATTTCTGTGCAGTCACTGCAATTCGTGGCATGCGCTCCCTTGGGAATTCCTGAAGGAGGAAATCTTCGGGCGACGCGGTACGCTGGATTTTCAGGCCTTCGCAAATCAACTTAAGGGAATTCTGGCCTACCGCGATGAACTCAATCAGGAAGTGAGCGATGGAAGCGATTCGGGCACTGACGGAACTCAGCAGGGTGCAGGACAGTAAGTTCCGGATTTACAATTACCCGCCCGCACTTCCAAATAAGTGCGTAGGCTGTAATTCCACCACTCCGGGCGACGACAATTCGCGCGCATTTATTGACACGCGGATGGACCTGGATTGGTACGGCGCCGTCTACATTTGCACGCACTGTTTCCTGGAAATGGCAAACGTTTTCGGCTACGTTTCCAGGGATCAGCACGAATTCACGGTTGCGGGGATGAGTCAGCTAATTGCTGACCTTCGCGAATTGAAGAAGGAAAATGAAGCCCTCCGAACTGCTGTCAGCGCTCTGTCTGATCATCGTTGTGCTATTTCCGATGAGCCTGATGGCGATAGCGTACGTGAGGCAGCAGAGGAAATCCGAGGATCGGATGCAGACTCTGCACCTGCTGGAAATCAAGAGGGTTCAGACTCTCCTGAATCTGATGGTGTCGAAGGACTTCCAGATATTCGCGTCGATGCAGACGTACACGCAGGGAATTCTGGACCCAAATCAGGGGAAGCAAAGCCAGCAGAGCCAGACCCACTCGACGACCTCCTCTGATTACATTCCTCGGGATGACTCAACAGAGGCAATTCGGCTTCAGCGGCTTTCCGGCGCATTTGGCGTGGGGGAGCAGCTTTTCGTTGATGACCCGGGACTTGCTCACAATTTGAGCGAAATGATTGCTAGTGGCCAGATCGACTTCGGGGAAGGAGGGTAAATGCCAGTTCTCGATCAGCCAACTCCGCCACCGCAATCCACCGACAGTTCAATTGCTGCGCGGAATGCAATTTCGGGGAACACTCGACGTCCCCCGATGAATTCCGAATTGCTCAAGAAGCTGCGCAGCGATTCCGACATGCACGTAAAGTACCTCAGCTGGATTATGCAGCAGTACACGAAATGCAGGTCGGCCCGCGCCAAGGAGGAGCGGAAATGGTATTTGGCACTGGCGTTTTTCTTTGGGCAGCAAAACGCTATGTACATGCCTGTTGCAAATGGTTCGGGCGCCGGTGGCGGAACTCGTCTTTATGTTCCCCCCGCGCCGTATTATCGTGCCCGCCCTGTCACGAACATGATTCGCCCGGCGGTGCGGAAGGAAGTTGCGACGCTCACTTCCACCAAACCTTCTGTTTCGGTAATTCCTGCGACTTCCGACGATCGGGACCTCTTCGCGGCTCAGGCCGGGGAGCAGATTTGGGAATCGGTGTACCGCAGAAAGAACCTAAGAAAGAAATTCCGGGACGCGACCCTATGGTCGGTAATTTGTGGAACTAGCTATATCCAGAGTGTTTGGGATGACTCGGCCGTTGATGCAGATTCCGACCAAATGGGGGATTTTTGCTACAACGTGCTGACGCCGTTTCATTTGCTGGTGCCGGATTTGATGGAAACGGAATTGGAGGATGAGCCCTATGTCATCCACGTATCCGCGATGGATCTCGAAGCAGCGAAAATCAAATACGCTCCATTTATCGGGGACGTCAATATTGTCCCGGACACGGCGGCGGCGGCAGACATTGTTTCGGACTCGTTTCTTAATCTCATCGGGTCTGCTAACGCGAAGCGAAGTAATGTCCTCTGTATCGATATTTGGGTCAAGCCCGGAACAAGTAAATTACTCCCTGATGGAGGATATCTCTGCGTTGTCGGCGGACAAATAATCCAGGCTTGGGGAGGGTGGCCCTATAAGCACGGCCAGTACCCTTTCTCCAAGTTTGATTACATTTCCACTGGCCGCTTTTACGGCGAGGGAATGGTCACTGACCTAATCTCTCTCCAGCGGGAATACAACCGCACGCGCGGGCAGATCATCGAAGCGAAGAATCGCATGGCCAAGCCGCAATTGATGGCGCCGCGCGGTTCAATTGAGCCTTCAATGATTACCACGGAGCCTGGCCAGGTAATTCTGTACACTCCTGGATTCAATCCGCCACAGCCAATTCCACTGACGCCGCTTCCGGCATACGTGATCCAGGAATTGGAAACCATTCGGAACGATTTCCAGGACATCAGCGGCCAGCACGACATTTCCGCCGGAAAGGTCCCACCGGGAGTTACTTCGGCCACCGCAATTAGCTTCCTTCAGGAACAGGACGATTCGATGCGGGCAACCGCATTTGACAACCTGGAGGAAATGATCGAAAACATCGGCTTCAAAACCCTCAGCTACGCAAATCAGTACTGGGACGCCCAGCGAATTGTGAAAATCGTTGGCGAAGACGGCAGCTTTGATACAATTGCCTTTTCCGGCAGTGACCTGAACGACAATACGGATGTTGTGGTTGAGGCTGGAAGTGCTTTGCCGACTTCCAAGGCCGCAAAGCAGGCTTTCATCATGGACCTCATGAAGCTGAATTTCATTGACCCCCAAAAGGGCATGGAAGTCATGGAAATGGGTGGCATCGCTAAGATTTATGAAGATGTCAAGGTCGATGAAATGCAGGCCCGCCGCGAAAACCTGAAGATGCAGGCAATTACTCAGGACGATTTGAGCGCGTACCTGCAAACCTTTGTTGCGCGCGACCCGAATACTGGTCAGGAATTGGGCCTTTACGATCCAAATACGCAGCAGCCTTTCCCCCAGGGCGTAAATCCCCCGCCGATGGTCCCGGTGAATACGTTCGACGATCACCAGGCGCACATTGATACTCATAACAAATTCCGCAAGGGGCAGGCGTTCGACAACCTTCCCGAGGAAATTAAGCAGGTTTTCGAAGAGCACGTAGCAATGCACATCAAGGCGCTTCAGGCGCAAATGATGCCACCAATGCAGGGGCAAACTCCGGCAGGCCCGCAATTGCCTCCCGGCGAGGGTACCCCTCCTGGGGGAGCAATTCAGGGCGCCGGAATGACTCAGAATCCACTTACACAGCCTGAGGGATCCCCGCAGTGATAATTACTGGAAAGACCTCTGACGGTTACCACACTTTCGACGAGCTCTACGAATTCCGGATGCTTTACAATGCCGGGTTTTTCAACGAGCTTGCTGAAACTGGAATACTTGAGGTTAGCAAGAGCAGGAAGCATTCCGACGGGGAAGAATGCTTCGGTGGCGGATGGTTCGTTGTTACAGCAGAATTGCCATCCGGACAGATCACCAATCACTACGAAATGAGGAACTGGGATCTATTCAAGGTCCCAGTACTGGATTTGGCTCCGAAGTGGGACGGCCACACGCCCGAGGATGTCGCTAAGCGCCTTCGGGAATTCCTGGAGAGGGATGATTAGTAATGGCTAGCAAGAGCGGTCAGGTCGGAGAACTTATCGGCCGTAATTTCGTTGACAAACGTCGAGGGAATTCCAACGCAAACTCAATCCAGATGGGCTCGGCCTTGACGACCCCTGCAAACTGGACTAGCACCACATCGATTGAAACTGCGCTGCTGAGCAATGGCTACACCAATACTCAGCTGCAAATCATGAACTTGAACGACAAGGTTTACGCGCTGCGCCTGGCAACCGAGGCTGGAGGAATCTAATTATGGCTGACGGAAATCCGTTCGCCGCATTGCAGGCCGCTGCGGCCAAGAAGAGGAATGCCGGGGGGACTGTTGCGAATGCCCTGAAGGGTTCGATGCCGCCTCCCAAGGGGAATTCGGCTAAGTCTGGCGCACTTGCTCGGCGACTTGCTGCGGCAAAGGGTGGCAATTCCGCCCCGCCGAATGGCCCCGGCCCGAGTGAATCGGACTATGCGTAACCAAATTCCCGGGGGAGGTTCAAATCCTCCTGGGCTTCCCCCGGGAATTGCACTAGGTAGTGGAATTCCGAGGGGCACGGGGCTCAACGGGTCTACTGAAAATACCGGGCAGGCCGCAGCTCTCATCGGAGCAATTCTAAATGCAGGCGGACAAAAGCCGGGACGTGGCGGACCCCGCGCAGTCGAAAAGCCTTCTCTCGCTCGCAGTGCTGCTCTTTCTAGGCGGCTGGGCGGTAATTCTTCTCGCGGTAAAGAACTTAAGGGGCTGTAAATGGAAGTGAAGATGGTTCTGAGTGTGAAGTCGCTCGCGGGCGGCAGCAGCAATCTGAATTTCGGCCCCGATCCCGACGCGGACAATTCGTCGTGGACTGGTTCCACTGGGGACGCTAGCTTTTACGCGAACGTGAATTCCACCGTGGCGGATACTTTCACGCCCGGCGTCAAGTACACGGTTACGATTACCGAGACCCCTGCGTAATTAAGGAGAAATAGGCAATGGCACTGACTATGAAGGTTAAGGTTCAGGGGAAGCACGAATTCCTTTCGAACAGCTATGACGGAAAGTCTAGCGACACTTCGGTTTCGGTGAATTTCAGTGCGAATTACTCCGATCCGGCAAATGCCGAGTGGGCGAAGTACACTCCGAGCGTGGAATTCAAGGCGACGATGAAGAAGGAAGTCGCCGACAAGCTAGAAATTGGCCAGCCGTTCACGGTCACTTTCACGCCCGACAACTGATTTGCCAACGCACGTAACCTTTAATTAGCTGAGCCAGGACCTCACACGGAACAGCTCGCAGGAAGTAGGAAACGATGAGTGAGACTGCCGGAGCAGAGAACGTAATTCCCCCGGTTGAGGCCGGAACGGGACAAGTCGAAGCCGACAATCCCGCATGGAATGAATTCCTCGCCGGAGTTCCTCAGGGAATGCATGACGTCTTCAAGCCCCACTTGCGGAAGTGGGACGATGGCGTAAATGCAAGGATTCAGTCGGTACACTCGGAATACGCAGACTGGAAGCCCTTCAGGGATCAGGGAATTACTCCCGAGCAGATCCAGCAGGGCCTAGGGATTTACCAGGCCATCGAGGCTGACCCGCGTCGTGTTTACGACATTCTCGGTCAGACTTACGGCTACGCAAATGCCGCCCAGATGATGCAGAATTCCGGGCAGGGCCAGCAGAATCCGCAACAGCCAGAGCCTACTGCGGAATATCAGTTCGGGCAGCCACCGCAGCAGCCCAATCCGGAAATTGCACGTCTGAATTCCATGGTGGAAACCATGGGAGGCATCTTGCTCGCTCAGCGAAATGCTGAGATTGAGCGTCAGCAGGACGCAATTCTGGACAAGGAACTGAAGGACCTCAAGGCAAAAATTGGTGACTTCGACGAGACTTTCGTCGTTGGAATGATGCAGACTGGGTTGACTGCCGAGCAGGCGGGCGCAAAGTGGAATGAGTGGCGGAGTAATGTAATTGCTCAGAGCAACCGCCCCGCCGCGCCGTCCGTAATTAGTGGCTCGGGACCGCTTCCCAGCAATGCAATTGATCCGACGAAGCTCGACAAGAAGAACACGGTTTCCCTGGCTGCCGAAATGATGCGAGCCGCAAACCGTCAACAGTGAGGAATTAGTCATGGTCGCCACGATGACCACCGCGAACAATATCCTGAAGGAAATTTACGAGCCGAAGATTCGCGAGCAGCTGGCGAATTATAACCGGGTCACGAAGCGAATGGATCAGTCGTCCGAGAATATCGAGTCGACTGCTGGCGGTAAGTACGTCAAGTTTGCAATTCACACCAAGCGCAACTCCGGCATTGGTGCCCGTAACGAAATGGAAGCGCTGCCGACCGCGCAGAACCAGAGTTACGAAGTCGCGCAGGTGAAGATGGCTTACCTGTACGGTTCGATTCGTCTTTCTGGTCAGACGTTCGAATTGGCGCAGACCAATGAGCAGGCCTTTGCGAGCGTGCTCGACCAGGAAGTCGAGGGAGTTCAGACCGACCTGAAGCGGGATTACAACCGCCAGGTTTTCGGAACTAGCCTCGGTACAATTGCTACGGCAACTACGCTGACCGCCGGTACGAATACTTTTCTGACGACCACGATTATGCCTTACGTGGAAGTCGGCGAGGTTATCGACATTTACGATTCCACCGGCGTTACTCTCCGGGCGGCGGGTCGTAACATCACGGCAATTAGCCCCGGCGTTTCAATTACTTTCGATGGCGCCGTGGCTACCACTTCGGTGGGCGACATCATGGTGCGCGCCGGAAACGTCTCCCGTGAAATTACGGGCCTCCAGGACATCGTCAAGGCTACCGGAATTCTGTACAACATCGACCCCACGTCGGTTCCGGTCTGGGCTTCTACGGTGAATGCGAACGGTGGAACTCCGCGCGCGCTTTCCGAGGGTCTGATGATTAAGCAGGCCGACGATATTTACTCCAAGAGCGGCGAGACTTCCGTTATTTGGTGCTCGCTCGGAGTTCGTCGGAGCTATTTCAACCTGTTGGCGCAGCAGCGCCGCTACACGGACACGAAGGATTTCGGGGGCGGCTTTTCCGGCCTCGCATTCACGACTGACCGTGGTGACATTCCCGTGATGACGGACATTGACTGCCCGCTCAATACGATGTATTACCTGAACGAAAAGCAGATCACCATTTACCGGCCGCAGGATTGGTCGTGGATGGACCGTGACGGTTCGCGTTTCATTCGCGTGAGCGGATTCGACGCGTACGACGCGACGGTTTACAAGTACGTTCAGATGGGTTGCCACCAGAGGAATTCGCAGGGTTCGATTCTTGACCTTCAGGAGAGCTAAATCCAGTGATGGATATAGAAAAGGAACTCGAAGAGTTCATTGATAGCATCTCGCATCACTCCCCGAGTAATGCGCAGGTGATTCGGATCAATCGAATCCGTCAGGCGGCGGCAGAATTCGCAACAACCCTGGTGAACTCGACGCCCCAGGGTCGATGCAAGTCCCTCGCCAAGACTCATTTCGAGGAATCCGTGATGTGGGCGACTAAGGGGATTGTTCTCGAAGTCGCCGACGAGCCGCCCGCTGATTAGCCAGCGATTGCGGCACTATGGCCCAGCCCAATTCTGGGCTGGGCCTTTTTTGTTTACCCTGGAGAATTCAAATGGCTAATCCGGTTGCCCTTTCCATTCAGGACCTTGAACTTGCCTTCTACAAGGCTGCGTATCCTGGCGCCGACACTGACATTGGGAAAATTACCTCAGGTCAGGGAATTAAGATTCAGAGCGCTGCGCCTGGTGCATTTGGTGCATCGGTGCTTGGCACTGGAACTAGTGGCGCTGCGCCGACTGGTGGAACTTCGCTAGTTATTTGCGCGGTTCCCACCACTGGAACCTATTTGGTTGAGGCGCTTGGCGGATTTGCTGGAACTGCTGAAAACACTCAGCTGGACAACATCGCCGTCAAGAAGAATGCCTCATTCATTACCTCGGTGCCATTGCAGAACCTTGCAAATACCATGACCGCTTCGCCAATTCGCTTCTATGTGAATGCGAATGCTACCGACAACATCACGCTTTACGTTTTCAACAACGGTAGCGCTGGCAGTATTTACAAGGGATTCTTGAACATCACCCGGGTTGCGTGATGAGTAATTCAATCAAGCTGACCCGAACTGGCAACATTCACGTTGCAATGCAGGAGGCGTTCGTCAGTGAAACACACCGGCGTGTTGCTGAATTGCTTCAGGAGTACGACCCCCT